TGAAGTCAGCAGCCAGGTATGTTGTATCGCTTATTGTCACAGAACCGACTGAGTTCATAGACACGACTCGGCAGTCGTAGGCATTTCCACCAAGAGTCTTATCTGATTCTACTGCATTTTTGATACTATTTGCCCCAGTAGAAATGTAGCCATCGAGCTTGCGCTGGGCTTCTCTTTCAGCAGACCTGCCAACAATGACAGTAACTGTGAAAGTGTAGGTCGTCATACCCTTTGCGTAAGCCTGGTCGTATGTGACCGAATCTAGGCTGACAACAGCAATAGGCGGGTTAGGCAGGTCAGGGATTTCTGCGGCAGTGCGTAGGCCAGAGATTGTTCCAAGGTTATTAGCTAGAGCAGTCCTGATAGCGGTAATGCTCATTAGCTGAAGTTCCTCATAATCCTGAATGGCATTGCTAGCTGTTCAACATCTGGGTCTAGGTAGCGACCAACGCGGATAGCTCCCATGTCACCGAATCCTGCTACACCTAGAGGTGAGTCAAGGCGCTTGAAAAGCCTAGAAGCCTGAATGATTGTTGCCTGCTTGATTGCAACAGGAACCGAAGGCCAACCCCAAACTCCTGTGATACGGCAAAGAGCTTGCTGGTCAACAACTGGCCAAGCGTAGTCATTGACAGCTCTGATGCCTGTGTATGGCATGTAAAGTCCGTCTGACCGAGAGTTTAGAGGCTCTAGCTGGTAGTCAGTGACTTTCCAAACTGTGTAGGTGTCACCAATCTCGTCAGTAGAAGCTACCTCAGAGATAGAGATGGCATCGTCAATGATTAGGTTTAGGTCGTCAGTGGCAGCAAAGTTTCTGACTGCTGTTCCTGCGTTAGAAAAGGTGCGAGCTGTGTAGCCGTCAATCATGCGAGATGCAGATTCGATGGCAACCTCTAGCATCGTGTCGTCAATGCTGTCTGTGATGCGAAGTGAGTTTTTGACTTCTGAGAGTGTGGCGTAGCCGTTTGTGATTGCCATAATGTTCCTATTCTAACGCCTGAAAAGCATACGCTCTTTGATGGCTGTCGAGCTGATTCCCTGAGTGTAGGGGATGTAGATAAGGGCAATGCCCCTGGCATCTAGCCAGTCTTGGTCAAAGTTCATCTGCTTGTAGTAATCCCTGACGGCCCAGTCAGAGCCTATGGCAATTATGTCAGGCATCACACTATTGATTGCCTGTGTGCTGTCTGGGCCACCTGAGTTAGTGATGACATCGGTTACAAAGCGACATGACCGAATTACCTCACGCCTATCGCTAAAGCTAATGACTGGTGGCTTGCCCTTGTATTCTTCGATAAACTCATCGGTGTTTAGAGAGACAACTACATCCCCTAGCTCGGCACAGCGTTGTAAGAACCGAACATGCCCTGCGTGGAAAAGGTCAAAAGTCCCACCTGTGTAAACTAATGGACTCATTCCCAGCCGTTCTCTCGTCTTATGTCTAGTGACCAACTACCTGCTGCGTAGTCGTTACTGGCAATCTTAGACTGATAGTAACGCTCATTGTTTGCATAGGTCTTGGCGTTTTTGCTTTCATAGCCAGCCTTGATAGTAGAGCTGTTATCGTGTCTTAGCTTTATCTCCATCAACCGAATGTTTACCCCAATAAACTCAGCTCGTCTCATGTAGTCGTTGTCTTCGAAGTAGGCAGGAAACAAAGACTCGTCAAAAAGTCCTATGTCGCCAACTGCTTCATCGCCTAAGACAAAAGCTTGCCAGTGCGGTGCATCAGCGGTAAGGGTTATTTCATCTCTGCGGGCTTTTGACAAAGCCTCTAGTGAGCCTGGCTCAAACACAACATCGTTAGAAGCTATAAACCAGCGTTGTGCGTATGGAAATGACTTTATGCCTAGATTCCAAGAGCCTGCAACGCCTAAGTTGGCTGGCATTGCTAAGACTGTCACATTGGCAAACTTGTCGCTAAAGAAAAGGTCTTCGCCTGGTCCATTGTCAATGACTAGCAGATGCTCTACTGACACATCAACGCTATCTAGCATCCTCTGAAGCAAGTCATAGCGATTCAAAACAGGCACAATCAAGTTCTCTATCAAAACCAAGTTCCTTTGTATTTAGCTATGTATTTATTTTCTAAGAGTAGGTTTATCCTGCCATGTCGCTCGACTGTTCCTGTGGCATTGTTGTCGGTTAGGTCAGGAAACAGCACAACTGGCTCACCAGCTACTTCTACATAAGCTTTGTGCCAGTCAATCTCATTGCGTATTGCATCTCGCTTATCAGCCATAACAGGAACGCCTATTTGCTCAATAACCGAACGCTCGTAGATACCTGCATAACAACCGAAATAGTAAGGGTCGGAGTTGATGGCAACCGAACCTCTGTGTGCCTCTAGTAAGTCCCAAAAGCCATCGTCTTTGATTACCCAGGAGTCTTGTAAAAGAAGAAATCTCTCAGCAGTTGTGTTTTGCATAACCCAGCCAATCTTGGCAAGCTCAAAGCCAAAGTTGACGACTACGATGTGTTCTCGGTTGATAGATGCGGAGCAATCAGCCAGCCACTCTTGTCTGTCAGGCGATGAGCCGATTACTACAAGCATTACTTGAGAAGCTTGCGTAGTAGTGGCATCCAGCTTTCTGTCCAGACCTTTTCGACATCAAACTGGCTAGCAAAGTCAATAGCTACCTGTGAAGTGCCACGCTCAGCTTTGTAGGCTTCTTCTAGGGCGTTTACAAGACTGGAAACATTAGGTGTCATCCACCAAGCATCTTGCCCAGCATCCCAAGTTAGTTGTCCCTCAGTTAGCCAGGAGTCAGGACTTATTAGGTCAGGTGTAGCTGCCCAGTTAGAACCAATTACCCTTGTGCCACAAGCCTGAGCCTCGACTGTTGGAACGCCAAAGCCTTCTCCCAAGCTAGGTGCAAGCATTACATCCATGCGGGTATAAAGAGCCGCTAGGTCAGTCTGTGACAAACCGAATCGGTAGTCCTGTGGGTTTGGGAAGATTACCTGTTCTTTCTTTACTCCTAGTGAGGCAAGAATGTTTAGCAAGTTCCAGCCACCTGCCTGACCGAATGAATCAGTGTGCAGGTAAAGCACAGCATCAGGCTTGTCCTTGGCAAAGATGCTAAAGGCAAGAATCAGCTCGCCATAAGCCTTTCTGTGAACCAAGCCAGAAGCCTTGTTAGCTGCAACTACACCAACAACAAAGCTGTCTTCTTTTAGTCCCATGTAGTCGTTGATTGCGTGATTGCCAATCTTGTAACTTGGCTTGTAAATCTTTGTGTCAATCGCGTGAGGCACATACTCGCACTCAATGCCTTTGGCTGTTAGCTGTCTAACGCCATGCGGTGACATTGCGATAGGTGTGACATTTTCTTTAGTTAGGAACTTCTCTACCTTGGGCGGCAGTGTCACATGGTCCAATGGAACCCAAGCTGCTATCGGGAAGTCGTCATACTGCTTTGACTGCATTACCCAGACATCGTAAAGGCTGATAAAAAGGTTTGGCTTGTTGTGTTCTGCAACAAACAGCTTGTGGTCTTGTGGCCCAGAGTCGTTTGAGTATTGGTCTAAGCCTCTTGGGTAATGTGGGATTTTGCCATAAGGCGTTTGTATTGAGCTTGGTATTCCCTCAAGGCCATAGTTAGACAACATGGCGACATCAAGTCCCGAACGCTTTAGGCGGTCAACTAGCATCGTGACCTGTTGGCCATAACCAGTAGGGGCGTTGTAACTGTTAGACCAGACGCTTACAGCTCCAGTCAGTTTCTCTTTATTCGTAGGCATAACAGAATGATAGCAAAAAAAGGCAGGGGCCACAGTCCTACGCTCTGTGACCCCCGCCAGCTTTTTACTGGGGCTAGGGTTTAGCTAGCTCCACCCTTGAAGTACCCGATGTGGGTAGCGTGGGTTAGTCCACCGTCAAGACGGATTAGACCGCGGTATGTAACAGTGTCAGTGTTGAAAGCGAAGTCGGTTGACTGGTCAACGCGGATTCCACCTGCAACGCGAACCTTGAAGCTTGGAAGGTGTCCGAATAGGACAGACTTAGCTCCAGTTGCAACTGCTGCAACATTTGGGTTCTCGTAAACTGGGTAGCCAAGCAAGGTTGCTGGCTGACCTGGTACTGCTGAGTTGGTCCAGATGTAGTTACCTGCACCATCCTTCAGCTTGCGAGCTGCTGCGATTCCTGACTTGCTCATCTGGAAGCCTAGACCTGGAAGTACGCGAGCGCCATCGGCGATTCCGTAAACAAGGTCAATTAGGTTCTCGTATGAAGCAGCGCCACCTACACCAGTTCCACCAGTTACAACAGAACCTGCTGCGGTTGATAGCTTGCTGGTTAGTACATCGTTAGCCTTTAGACCCAAAGAGGTTCCTAGTTGCTGTGCGATGTAGCTGGTGATGTTGAATCCTGCGTCAGATACTAGCTCTGAAGCAACCTGCACCAAAGCACCGTACTTCTCAGCACCAAGAGTGATGGATGAGAATGTTGGGTTGCTTTCGGAGATAGTTCCTGCTGCTGCTACTGAACCAGAGGTTGAAGTAGCTGTAACAGTTGGGATTACTAGGTTCTCGCCAGAAGTGGTGTTGAAGATTTCAGAAACAGTTAGCATTGGGCCAACTAGTTGTGCAATCTCGAATACCTGGTCGTAGAAGCTCTGTCCAACTGTGTTAGCGGATGGAACTAGGGTACGAGCCTCACGAGCGAACTCGTGTCCACGCATTTCACCCAAAGCGATTGAGCGAAGGATGTCAGCGTCAGAGTTTTTTGCCTCTGGAGCTGATGGAACGAATGAAGCTGCTGCTTCAGATGCGCGAGCTTCGCGGTCTGCAAGCTTGCGAGCGGTTTCGATTGTTGCATCGGCCTGGTCAATGTCAGCCTCGATACGAGCAATCTTTTGGTTTTCTTCAGCGGATAGTCCACGCTTCTCTGCCTCAGCAAAGTCAAGAACTTCTCTTGCCTGTGCGATGAGGTTGTTGCGGGCATCCATCTGAGTCTTAATGAAATCAGACATGATTCTCCTATAAATGGTTTGTAATGGATTTCTGCGGTGCTGACACTCAACAGGAACAGCGGTGCTTACACTCAACTGTTACCAACAAGTTTATAGGCAAGAAAAAACCCCAGCTCAGGAAAGGGGGCCGAGCTGGGGTTAAAGAAACTCTATCGGGTTTCTTTGGTGTCAATAACCCTTGCTTCTTTGGCTGGGTTATATGAGTTCTTGTTGTCTAGCTCCCATACTGCTTTAGCTAGGTCATCTGCCATGTCAGCGATTACACCGATTGAAGGGTTGCCAGCAGCCTTTAGGATTGCGTTTTTGATTTCGTCTTTAGTAGCCATGTTTATATCCTTTTCAATAGAAGGTCGAACTGCTTTTTCTTTAGGTCTAG